AGAGACCCTATTGGTCCTTCAGCTACTCAAGCTATAATGGAGTGGGTTCGTTTACACTCTGAATCTATTACTGGTCGTCAAGGTTACGCAGCTGGTTATAAAAGACCTGTTGAACTTGAAATGCTTGACCCGACGGGTGTTGTTGTAGAAAAATGGTTATTAGATGGTACTATGCTTACAAACGTTGGCTTTGGTGACTTGGCAATGGATGATGATGGTATCGCTCAAATTACCGCAACACTTAGATTTGATAGAGCAATCTTATTATTCTAAGATATAAAAAAATATATTAAAAATACCCTGTGATATTTTCATGGGGTATTTTTAATTATCTTGTAATCTAAGTTCTATCTTTTGAAAAAATTTAGCAATTTTATATTTCTGCCTTTTAACAAAATAATTTTTAATTTTTACTATTAGTTTTAACATATACACAAATTTACAAAAAAATTTAAAAATTGTAAACCCTATTTACAAAAAAAATGAATATTCTATATTTATAGTAAATAAAACGTTTTAAATATGGACAAAAAACCAAATGTGTTTCCCACAAACACACAGCAAAACCAAAACACACCTCAAGAACCAGTTAATATTGATTCTGATTACGAAGCAAAAAGAATCGAGGCCGCAAATGAAATATACACTAACTCGATGAATGAAACTAATATGTCGGCAGTTGAAGCAATGCGACAAAGAACTGAAGAACAAATTAGATTAAGGGATGAGCAATTAAGAAGAAATGTTGAAAATACTCAGCAGTATCAAAATAATTTTAATACGGCGTCTGAAAGGACACAACAACCTTATCAACAACAGCCGCAGCAAACATATCAGCAACAACAATATCAAGAACCACCGCAATATCAAGAACCACCACAAAAGGTTATTTTAAAATCAGAACCTAAATCACCAATAAGCAGTTTTGACACTTCAAATTTAACAATGAATAAAAGTGATTTGTATATTCAACAATTGAGTCAACCACAATATAACGCAGCTTTTGACGTTATTCCTTTACCTTCTGAGGGTAAGTTATATAAAAATAAAAAACCAAGCGTTAAGGTTGCGTATATGACAACAGCGGATGAAAATATTCTAACGTCTCCAAATCTATTACAAAGTGGTGAGTTTTTGGAAATTTTAATTAATAGAAAATTGTTGGAACCAGATTTAAGGTATAACGATTTGCATGTTGGTGATAGAAATGCTATCATGTTATGGTTAAGAGCAACAAGTTATGGTGAAATGTACCCGATTACAATGTATGATGAAGATGGTGCGCCATTTGAAAGCGAAGTTGATTTGAATAGTTTAAAAACTATTAAACTATCTACCGAGCCAGATGCCGAGGGATACTTTGATTTTTATTTACCGATATCAAAGGCAAGTATTAAATTTAAATTATTAACGGTTGGGGATTTAGACCAAATTGAAAAGATGGTTGCTGAGGATGAAAAAAATGAAATACCTGTAAATAGTGTAATTACATATAGGTTAGAAAGACAAATAGTAGATGTTAATGGTAATAGAGATAAAAACTTTATTAGAGAATTTATTGAAAAGATGAGAGTACGTGATTCTAAAGAATTAAAAGATTACATTGACAAAATGGATTGTGGTGTTGACCTATCAATCGAAGTTAAGACTCCTAGAGGTGAGTCTATTTCCACCTTTCTTCCCCTTAACGTCAGGTTTTTTTGGCCTGACTTACCAATATAAGCCATCTTTATGGGAAGAGATATTTGTTTGTATGCAATATTTAAAAATAGGTTATACCGACGTTTTAAATATGCCAACAAATGAAAGAAGATACTACATGGGAATGCTTATTAAGTCAAAACAAGAAGAGCAAGCTAGAGTTGAAGAAATGGCTAATAGAGGAAACCCAAATGCTAAGGGTAGTAGAAAAACAAAAGTAAGTGGCGAAGCATTAAAAAATAAAATAAAATCTGGGGAAGTTCCCTTATCATAAAACCCTATTTATAGGGTTTTTTTATTTCTAGATATTTATATTAACAAAGTAAAAAATTTAAGAACATGGCAGACGCACCAAAGACCCCTAAAGAGTATCAATTAGAAATTGACTTTTTAAGAAAACAACTAGACTTGAGGGATAGTCTAACCGATTCTCAATGGGAGTATATTCAAAATACCAAAGAGAGTATGGAAATGCAAAAAACTATACTTGGTGATGCTAAACAATATTTGGCGTATGTTAAAAAAACCAAAGAACTTGAAAAAGATATTGCTTTTTTACAAAAACAAAAAGCGTTAGCTGTTGGAAAAAACTTAGAAGATACTCAAAAAATACAAGCAGAATTAGATAGGCAAATTAATAAACTAAAGGCTCAAAAACAATTATACGAAGCAAATCTTCAAGCTGTTAGTAAAACTAAAATGCTTCTTAATGAAACAGTTAAGGGGTTACAAAAATTACCAGGTGCCATAACAAGCGCATATGGTAAGCTTAAAGGGTATGGACTTTTTGAAATGGATAAGGCTGTTAAGAATTCGGCTTTAAGTATGGGGTTATTGAAAAAGAGGAGTGATTCTTTTTATAAAAGTATTGGCGCGGCATCAAATCAAATAACCGCAATGGGTGGTACAATTGAAGACGCTACAAAAATGCAATCTGCGTATAGTGAGGAGATTGGAAGGTCTGTACTATTAGGGGCTAAAAACTTAGTTAATATAACGGCGATAGCAAAAGGAACTGGAATGGGTGCTGATGAAGCGGCTAAGATGGCGGCTGAATTTGAACATCAAGGTATGTCTGTTGAAAGGGTTGCAAAGTTCATGAAAGATACAATGAATGATGCTAGTAAATTAGGGTTAAATTCATCAAAAGTTATTAAGAATATATCATCTAATATGAAGATGCTTAATAAATATAACTTTAAAGGTGGTGTTCAAGGGTTTAAGAAGATGGCTGAAACGGTTACCAAGTTAGGTATAAATATGAATTCTGTAGCTGGCATGGCAGACAAGTTGATGAATATTGAAGGCGCTGTTGAGATGTCAGCAAAACTTCAGGTTTTGGGTGGTAAATGGTCTCAATTGGCCGACCCATTCAAATTGATGTATATGGCCCGTAATGATATGGAGGGTTTAACAAAAGCTGTTGCTGATGCCGCATCTGAAAATGCTAGACTTGATAAGAATGGTAATATACAATTAGCCGCTGTTGAGATGTCAAGGCTTAGAGAAGTGGCAGAAGCAACTGGTGTTGAATTGGAGACATTGGTTACGGCTGGTAAAAATATGGCTAAGTTTAAAAAAATTAGAACTCAAATGTCTGTTACAGGATTATCAGACGATGAAAAAACTTTTTTAGAAAATACAGCACAATTTAATGATAAAGGTCAGGCGTATATCGAAATAGATGGCAAACCAAAATTACTTAGTCAATTAGGTAGCTCAGCTAAAACACTTATTCAGCAACAAATAGCTGAAAATAAAACACTTGAAGAGCGTGCAAAAGCGGCTATGACATTTGATGACCAAATAAAAGCGTTGATTGAGCAAATAAAAGTATTCTTTTTACCATTTGTTAAAACATTAGCAGAAAAAGCTGCACCAGCTTTTGAAAAAGTTAGAGCTTGGTTTGAAAGAGAAAAAATTGGTGAGAGATTAGAAAAACTTGGAAAATGGTTAGCGGAAAAAATAGGTGGTTTCCTTGAATTTGCTGCAGAACATCCATACGCTAGTATTGCAACATTGATTGCTGGTAAAGCAGCTATGTGGATAGCAAACGGTGCATTAATGGCAACTGGGTTTAGAATTGCTATGGGTGGGTTTAACATGTTTGGAAAAGGTGGTGGTGTTGGTACTACAACTGCAATGACTAACATGAAATTAGGCCCAGCACAACCCATGACGCAAGGTTTGGGTCCTAGGGCACCAGGTCCTGGGCCATCAGGATATACTAGTATTAATAATCCACCAGCAAGTCTAGGTGTTATGAAAACAGTTAGTAAAAATTTTGGTAGTGGGTTAAAATCTCCAATGGCTAAACTTGGTGGTGGTATTGTCGCATTAACAACAGCTTTTACAACATACGCTGAAAATCAAGAGAAAGGTATGGGTACGGGTGAAAACGTTGCTAGGACTGGACTTAAAGCTACTGGTGCTGGTTTAGGTGCTTGGGGTGGCGCTGCGGCTGGTGCTGCTATTGGCAGTGTTGTTCCTGTTGTTGGTACACTTATAGGAGGGTTAATTGGTGGTGCTCTAGGTGCTTGGGGTGGTGGTGAACTAGGAGAAGGTGCTGGAAACGCTATTATGAATGACGGTATTATTAAATTTAATGATAAAGACAAGTTTATGAAAGTTAACGATTCAACAATGATAGCGGGTACAAAAGCTGGTGATAATGGTAAATTAGCAAAATCAATAATGTCAATGTATGGTACTACGCCTGGTGCTGGTAATTCAAACAAAACTGCAAGTGTAAAAGTTGATGAAATGAAGCTAGGTGGAACAATTGATATAAAAATAAATGGTGAATCAACCCAACAAACTAAAGAAATTGGAAAGGATTTAATGACTGACCCATTGTTTCTCAGACAGTTATCACTTAAAATCAATGAAGCCGCAAATAGAGCATTTAATGGTAAAACTCAATAGTACTTGACTTTGTCAAAAAAAAACCGTATATTTGAATATATTATTAATATTAATTAAAAAAATAAAATAATTATAAATAAACAATTAAATCAATAATAAAAATAGTAAGCCCGTCGTGGGCTTATTTTGTTATAAAGA